AGGCTTAGTAGATTCTTGCGTATGCATTCACACAGGTTAGCACACTTCCATTTTGACTGTCAATTCATTGGGGTAATGAGTCTGCACGTTTGAACCTAGCCTATGTTGATCTTCCCTTTGCACACAGAATAGAATTTCCCAGCGTTAACCAATGGATACATTTATCCTAACTTAAACTCTGCGAGCTTATGTTGTGTATGCCTTTGCACATGGGGAAGTTTTGGGAAGTGCTGTAAGTTTGCTCAAAATAGGTTCAATTCTAAGCGCTGAACTATAGGGTAAGAATGCTAAGAATCCACAGGGCAATTTTCAAGTGTGCAACGAACCGGGGAATTTCAAGGCTTGAAATAAGATTCTTTCACAGAAAAACCTTGTTCCTCCTGACACCGGGAGACTTTTGGGGAAGTGCTGTTTTTTCCTTGCACATATGGTACAATGCCGTCGTACCTCTAGAAAGGGGGAAAGGGGGAAAGTGTATTTCAGCTTTCGCCCGATTACGATTTATGCGATAGACCCTTTGACTGTTTTCAAAAAGTAAGAGTTTGAAGAGTTCGTTTTTTGGATGTGGTTTGAGTGTTGGAAAACCATTCAAAATAGGCTTTGCATAGAATCAGGTTGGGGGAATGGGCCTATCGGCATCCAATCAGTAATCTTTTCCGGAGTGCTTCGCACATACATAAAAACTTTCCGGATGTTCCCTCGCTCTGCTCGGATCACACCTGCTACGCTTCGCGGTAAGTGACGACTTTCAACCATATCAGATAAAAGGTTATAGAGGACGTTTAAAAGGGCGCTCGGCGCTCTACAACCGTTTGGTTGGGGTAATTGCGCTGAAACGGGCGTATAGGCTGCAAAAAGTGGCAATTCTCGCGGGGTAAGAATCCTGCTTGAAAATGGTCACTCGGTCCTGGCTGCCTCCTGAGTTCTCGGAGGTGGGCTGATTTCATTGGGGGAGTTCTCTTGTCGGCTCGATCTGGGCCAGCTGCGAACTTCAACCGGGGAATCCTCACGTCGGGCTGAATTCCTTGCCTATTCCCAACTTCTATATAGAACTATCACATTTCCACGTCTGTCTACTGCATGATTTTGAAGGGTCCGGCGAGCGAACGCGAGTGGGCGATACTTAAACACTCATTTAACTATCGCCTCATACACCCAATAGTCTATCAACTAAGTAGACTATTCGCTTGACGCAAAATAAAATCCACGGGGAATAAATCTCCCGTGGATTGGTTGCTTTCAGGTTCGCGTAGTCGTTAGCGATAGATACAAGGCTCTATCGTCCAGCCATCGGTAGGGTGGTTCCATACTCGGAATTGCCTATGGGATAGCTGTATGAAAGTGTGGTAGCCTGGGCCGCTGCGTAGGTGCATCTGTCCAGCAGGTGATTCTATCCATTCCTGGAACACTTGTTCCTCTTTCTCGAATAACCAATACTTCCTACCTTTGAAGTCGATTGCGGTTGTGTTGCTCATAGGCTTCTGTTCCTCTCATGGAATGTGTCCAGCGTGATAGCTCCTACTCTCAGTAGAAGTTCGTTGTGAAAATAGTCGGCTGCCGATTGGTTTCCCTTGGCTTCTGCGTCTTCTATGTCTGCGCAAGATACCGCGATCGAGCGGTTATAGTCGGGGCCATACTCCCTGAACTTAGAGTATGGCGATAGGTCGTATTTGGTGGTGGTGGGCATTAGATATATCTCTGCCTGGGCCATACGATCTTGTTGTCCTTGAACCGTAGGCTTGAATAGTGGCACGATCGAACGCGTATCCAGCCGTATGATTCCTTCCACCATATTTCCTTTCGTAGACTTATGGTTTGAAACTTGTACCTGTACTTGGTCCCGTCTGATACCGTCTTAACGTAGTGACCAAATTTATCTTTGGTGAATCCGTGGGTTATTAGTATAGCGATAGCTTGCGCGACATTTGGGTTCTGTGTTGTGCTGGTCATGCTTCACCTTTCGCTTGTCTTTTTGCGTCTGCGACACTCATGGAGTTGTTTATTCGATTGATTTCTAAATTAGTTAGCAATTTACTCTCCTAAGATACTGGCGTAGACTGCGTTCATAATCTTCGCTTAGTTGCCTCTCTCGCATAGCCTGATATAGCAGACTTCGGCGCTAAGTGCTTGATTTTCGAAAGTCTTACGGTTACCGTTTATCTCCACAGGTGCAACTGCTCTGCGGGATAAGTCAAGCCTAGTCTCTGAATTCTCACCTTTGAGTAGGTCTTTTAATCGTCCAAGCACTGCGTCTATAAATTCAGGTGTACCGTCTATTCGGATTCCACAGGCACCATATTTACTACCTTCCGCCTTGTACGGTATCGGCTCCATGTAATCGAGCGGGTTTTTATTCGCTGGGAGGTCACGCCATTGCTTCATGGCTTCGTCTTTCTTGTAGGTCTTTGCTGGTCGTTTTGTTGTTCTCATTTGGCTGATTCCTCTAGCCGATCGTAAGTCGCGCAAGCATCCATATGTGCCTGATTCCAAAATATTCGCGCACGTTCCAAGCTGGTAGTACCTGCACATTCCCATAAGTTTAAGCCTCCACATAGGCGCAAGGATTCACGGAAGTATGCACGTCTGATTTTAAGGAATAGTGGAGTAGATTTTATCCGTTTGTGACTATCTCCACCAGTCCAAGCTATCCGGTTGTACGTGATACCGTCAACCGTTACAGTTGTTAGTGTCATTACTTTCCGCTCCATCGAGTCGCAGACTTTGCGCGTCTGGCTAGTCGGATAGTGTATTTAGCTGATGTTTTAGGCTTATCGCCATGTCGTCGTGTATTCATAGGGTATTTCCTCTTAGTTCTTTCTCTTCAGGTATGGGAGAACTACTATCCATACTACGGGTAGCTATACCCGTTTCGAATTACTTTTCCTCTTCGTATCCATCGAACCATGGGCCGTAACGCTTCGTTCTTGCTTTCCCTGCACTATTCGTGCAAGTGGACGAACTAGTTTGAGGGTCTCTACAATGCGCCTGAGCCTGTTCTAAAGTCAAGCCACTATCTATCGTTCGGGTTGGTATGTCTGAGCGAAAATACATTCTTACGATCTTATAGGTCTTCATACTATTTACCTACCTTGTTGCAAGCTGCTCGGAACTTTGCCGCGTCGAATAGTGGATTGGTAGCATTTAGGTCTAACGTCAAACGATGAACTAGGATATCCAATGCGTCTTGTGCTTCTGGATGCTGATTTATGGCTCTAGCTCCTCGAATAGCATTGGCGATGAGTTGGTAGTCTTTGCGTGTCATTGTGATTTGGTCCTTTTATGTCGAATGCCGTCGTTATTCGATCACGATGCTTTGGTATCGTTGCGGTTGGCGAAAATATCAGCGATTCGGGCTTTCTTGGGCATTCGGTAAAGAGTGGTTCGAGATACTTGCTCCCCTTCTCGCGTGGTGGCGAATTTCGCGGAGGAGTTGAAGCAGACGATGGTAACCAAGTGCATGGATGGCTTGGAGGGGTAACAACGCGTAGCTTTTGACCAAGTTACTCGGATTACCTGTTCATCATTATCGTCAAGTGCGTTTTCGGCCCTTTCGAGCATAGGAAGAACATTCTTGATGGCGCTGTCAGAACCAGCGCAGAGATTCCAGACTTCTTGGACGTTGGTAACTGCATGGCTCTTATTTCGAATCTTGATGATGAGGCTTTCGCCGAGTTGCGATTGATTGGATTTGATCTCGTTCATTGTTGTTCCAAAATGTAGAAGTCGCTAGGCTTACCGTTAAGCGTAATGCCGTCTGCCCATGTTAGGCCAACGGTATAACCGTTATTACATACAATTAAAAATCGGCTTAAACGGTCAAGAACTACCTTGTAGTTTTGATTGCCGCAATATACGGTTTTACCGTCTGCTACTGCGTCTTTGATTTCTTGGACTGTCATGGTTGTTTATCCTTGTCTTACTGACATATATATTATACACGTATGATAGCATATAGTAGTAAGAATTCTTGCTATCCTGACCGCAATAATCTATAGCATCCATCCAGCGTATTGGACCTGGACGAGCCGTCCAGCGTGGCCGATCGGGACTGCTTGGAGGTAACCGTCCCTGCGTTACTGCTCGGATAATCGGATTACCTATAGGGGGTGGGGGTACCCAGCTTTTCCCCGATCGACTCTAGGCGACAAGCCTCCTTCCGCATCTCAACCTATTTTGGGATGCCGAAACTTTTTCCATTAAAATCGGAGGTTTAACTTTTGGAGACTTTTCGATCAAGGGTCGGATGATTAGTTGCCAAGTATCGCAGGTTCCCTTGTTATCAGAATTCATTGGTGATAAGATGTTGAAGGCCGCAGCCACTTTCGTAATCATGGAAGCGACACCCAGACAGGTAGGATGCGGCCATATCTCCTAACTCAAGAATCCAAAGGCAAAATTAAGAAACCAGAGTCAAAATCAAGAAACCAAAGGTTCAAATACTGGGAAACCCGAAGGGGTAAACAAAATTTGGATTGTTGTATTGACTTGTGGTGTCGAAAGGTCGTAGGATGTTGTTGAGCGAGATGTTCACACGTTAGCTTGCCCTGGTCGTTAGTCGTATTTCCTCCGGGGCTTTTAGGTTTTATTGGTGACTGGTCATTAAAGATCAGCGGTTCCTCCCTCTCAATTGGGCCTTGCGAGTTTTCGTATCCTCGCAGGGTTCTTTTTTTTCTGTTAGGGGTTGACGGGACTTAATGGGATGTCGTAGGATGTTGTTGCTTAGTTGATTGGGTTTGGTGTTCTCAGTGGTTCTGGATTGGGGTTCTCTTAGGAGAACCCCTTTTCTGTTTATGGTGTTATGATGGTGTCGTCATGGGATTTTTAAAGACTTATGTGTTGACCACACAGGATGGTTTGTTTGTTTGTCGGACGTTGGAGGATCGGGATGTGAAGGAGTTCGGGAAGCGAATTCACTCTGACGGTGGTTTTGTTCATGGGGTATTGAAGTCGACTTGGGTTCCTGTGGGACGGGTGGAGAGAATTTCGGCATTGGGGGATGTTAGGGGGATGAAGCCTTTGGAGACTAAGGCTGTGATTGAGTATTCGAAGGATCGAGAGGCATCGGAGGGTATTGAGAGCATAGATTGGGTGGTTAAGAACTACGGAGGTGTATCTGATGGTGTTGAGTGACGCTGGGAATTATGTTGGGATAGATACGGTGGGTTCGACTTTTGAGAAGGCTCATGCTTTATATGATCTTGGTGTTAGGGTGGTTTTCAAGTATTCGGAGAACACTCATACTTATCCAGAGAAGACTTTTGACCGGGATATGATTGTTGGGTTATCTACGATGGGCATTCGTCGTGGGTATATCTTTGAGCGATTTGATACGGTGGCTGAGTTTGCCGATGGGAATGCGGAGGTTTATGCTCGGATAGCGTCAGGGAAGATGAATGCTGACGGGGCTAGGCAGAATACTTTGTGTGTATTTTGTGTGGATTTTGATGCGAGTGATGATGAGTTGGAGAACTTGATTGTGCCGTTCTTTGAGAAGGTACATGGGCTTATGAAGGCTGATGGTTACTTCATTGGTGTTTATGGGTCAGGGAAAGTTTGTGCTCGGGTGAAAGGATTGGGGTTTGCTCATTGTTCGTATCTTGCTCAATCGAGTGGATGGGAAGGGACGAGTGAGTATGAGGACTGGGATATTAAGCAGCATGAGAGTGCTACGGTATGTGGACTTGATGTTGATTGGATCGAAGTAAAACCTAGCGTGTTGGCTTATCTTGCATAGGTGGTGTATTCTGTTGTCGGCTGAGGGGTCTTAGATGATGGTGGATTCCAAAGAGATGATAGGGTTAACAGCTACTTTCGGTGTTTTCTTTTTGTCCCTAGCCGCTGGTGGCTTGATTAGTTATTCGAAGATGGCTGGTAGGATGCTGGCACTTGAAGGGCAGGTTCAGGTATTGACTACAGCTTTGGCTGTCGCTCAGAAAACTGCGGACGAGATTAAGGGAATGGTTATAGCTATTCAGATCGCTCAAGCTAAGACTGATACAAGGGCAGAGACATTGCAAGCTATTCAAAGTGCCGTTCATCCAGGGCACCCTTAACGCTTTTATGTAGGGTACAAAGTACGCATGGGTCGTACTGGTGGATGGATAAGTTGGCTGGTACTCTTGTTTACGCTACTCGCGTCGACCTTGAGTGGCATTTCGTTGTATGTTGAGCTTCATGCTCCATCGAATGCCGAACTTGAATCCAAGATCAAAGGATTAGAATCTCAGAATGATGGGTTCAGGGAGCAGATCAAATACTTGCGCGGCAGGCAGGATCAGAATGATAAACTGCGGCAGGGTTTGAATGACCTCTATATAGAACTCAAGAAGGAAGGGAAATTATGAATGGTTTAACTCAGGCAGAATGTCAGCAGTTTTTAGATCTTGGTGGTAATGCTCAGACTGATTTGGGCGCACCAAGTACGGTTGCAGCAACGGCTTTGGCTATTTGGTCTTGGATTGATGGCTTGACAAATGTAACCGATCATTTGAATAAGCTGAATTTGATTCGGGCCTTTATTCGTGCGAACGGTGGCACTAGCAACTAACGATGGAAGAGAAGGATGAACGAGAAGATGAGTTTGAGATGGATCACTTTATCTCGGGCTGGATTATCTTGTTTGTGATCGGGTTCATCTTTGCTGTTGCGGTTTATCTCCTTGCTCCATTCTTGCCACCAGTTATCAGTTTGGGATAGGATGGTGGCTATGAGCAAGGGGAGATTCTTGTTTGAGGTAGGTCTTTATGCTGGCATTGCTGGCTTGACAGCTTACTTATCTGCGCCAGATCCTATAACCAAGCGGGGTGTGGTGATGATTTTGATTCCGATTCTGACCGTAGTGAAGGCGAAACTTTCGCCTGGGAGTAAGACAGATGGTAATTCGTAGTTTGATTTGCGCTGGTGCTTTAGCGGTAGCTGCTTGTTCGATGGGCCAGTCGCTTGCAGGTTATGTGAGTAAGGGACAAGCTTATGTGGTCAATGTGACTCCACTCAAGACTGTGTTTTCCAGAGGAAATGTATCGGTTAAGACTGATATGCTCGTAGGACTCAAGGCTACCGATCCTGCTGGTGCTTTTGGGTTTGGTGGGACACTGACTTATCAGGTCAATAAGACTTATGGGGTGTTCGTTGGACTGGCTGAGGTTCAGGATACGGCTACTTGGTCGACCAAGAATTTGAGCCTGCAACGGGCACGATTGTTCGTTGGGATTAGTGGACCGATCAAGCTAGGCATTCTTGGGCTCTAAATGACCAAGGTTCAAGTTGTTGTGGAGTCCTGGTTTGGGCTCTTGTATTCAAAATGGGGCGGGATCGCCCGATACTTTCAGCATTGGAATGATGCGAAGGTAGCAAGTGAGGTTGATATGGCATCAGTAAGTTTGAAAATTAGTGCGCCGACGTTTACCAATCCGATTGTGATTGCGATTGATCCGAGTGAGATTGCTTCCCCAATTCCTGTGGATGCGACGTTCAAGGCTTTCAGTCCTGCCGGTTCTGCGAACTTGGAGACGATCACGGTGGATTTGAGCATCGGTGGGCTAGCGATTGTCAGGGACCATGTGATTGATTCTTTCCCAATTGATCTTGGCGGCAAACTTGGATGGGTTGGTTCAATCGTAAAAGCGGCTGACGCGACTATCGAACTGGACATCGTAGCGGGTTAAATACGGACATGACAAACGAAGAGAATGTTCCTATTGAAGAAGTTGCTCCTACCGAAGAAGTGACTACCGAAGCTCCTGCGGTGGAAGAGGCTCCTGCCGTTGAAGCAGAAGTAACTTCCGAACCGGAACCAGAGGTTAAGCCAGAAGGTGAGCATGTTGCTCCTGCGGTGGAAGATCAGGAATCTGATGTTCAACCAGAGGAAGTTGCGGCTCCGGTAGAGGAAGATGTTCCTACGGTAAAAGAGTTTCAGCCTGAGTGGAATGAAGTTATCCATGAAGAGAAGCATCGTATTGAATGGTGCCTTTTGGAGAATGGGAAATTTCGCATTCGGCCTATTTCTTTTCAAGGCCCGACGTATGACAGTGATACGTTGGAAGAAGGGCTCGCTCGGGTTCCTTTGCTTTACTAAGGGCTGCCTGGTCAGTAGTCGATTGGGGCTCGTGCTTTCACCACGATGCCCCTTTTCTTATGCCTTCTTGCTTGGTTCTGGCAACGTCGGTTTATAATGTGGCATGGCTCTATATGACAACTTACCGGACGAGACCCCGGCACAGAAGCGACCAAAGGGATTGACCGACCAAGAATGGATGCTTGTTGTTGAGTATTCGGCTTGCAAAAATAAGCGTCGTGCGCTAGATAAGGCGGGGTATCCCAAACACGCTTTGCATATTTTAGAACAACCTCACATTCGGATTGCTATTGCCGCTGAGGTCAAGAGCCAGATTTCTAGGGCTCGAAAGACGGCTGATGAAGTCATTAAGGCTTGCGAAGACGTGGTGTTCTCGGACATTGAGGATTTGATCTTTGTCGACGCTGAGGGCAAGATTCGATTGAAGCCATTGGACGAGATTCCTGACGATAAGAAGGCATTGATCCAAGGTTTGATTATTCGCAGGGATGGTTCGATTGACCTAAAGATCCCAGAGAAAGCGGTGATGATGCGGCTACTGATGACGGCACATGGGCTGCTTACGGATCGTGTTGAACACGTTACCGAAGATAATGTGCTCCATAAGATGTATGCCGTCGCTATGGCTCGGAATGGGATCAGTGAATCGGTTGCAGGTTCGATCATTATTGATGTTCAGAGGCAGATTGAACTTATGCCTCGAGCAACCAAGAATATGACACCAAAGGAAGATGAGTAAGACCAACTTACCTATTCGATCCATGCGGGAAACCGTTGCGATCAAGAATATCACGAAGGATGCTATGGCGGCATTCCGATCAGCCCAATCTCCATCGGAGCGTCCGATGTGGCCTGATGAGTACATGGGCGATGATCCAGAATCAGCATTTAGGTTCGTAACTGAATGCTGGTGGACGGACAATGAAGCAGACAGGAAGATTGAACTGATTCCTAAGCGGGAATTTGTTTATGACTTCTGTGTGGAATGGGTGAATGCCTATCGACTTCGACAACCTATGATCTGCGAGAAGTCTCGACGTATCACGATTTCGTGGATATGCCGGGGACTTGAAACTTGGGTCATGGGAAAGCAACGTGGATCGTGGATTATCATTGACCAAACTCATAAGAACGCTGCCGAACATCTGTGGCGAATTGATTTCTCGCTGAATCAGTTAAAGAACAGGAAGCCTGAGTACAACATTGAGTTCGAAACTCGTGGATCGGTTTTGATAAAGGAGCCGACGAACATCATTCTCGGAAATGGTTCGATGATTACGCAAGGTCACCAAGATGCAGGATCAGCACAAGGTAAAGGTAAGACGGGTGTTACACTTGAAGAGGTTTCAAAGTATGCGAACCCTAGTGAGTTTTGGGGACAAGCATTGATCGTTACTCAAGGTTCTGGTGAAGGGTCTGGTGGTTGGGTCTGTGGCATTGCCAATGCTTCTCCCAACGCTGACTGGCTCAAGATCAAGCATAACATGAGGGCTAGAGCCTTCCTTGGGATAGATGATAAGGATTGGATCTAATGGCGCATCCTGGTCATCCAGTTAAGGGTACCGATCTTGCCGATGGGACTCGATATGTGGCTATTCATTTCTCTGCCGATTCGACCAAAGGGCAGGAATGGGAGCAAAAGAAAGCTCGTGGTATTCCCGAAAGATCGTGGAAACGTGAAATGGGGATGCACGATGATGTCTATGAAGGAGAACCCGTATTCTCCGATTACTCGGACGTTAGGCATTGTCCTTTCAGTATTCGTGAGACAGGTATTCCGATCTTTCCCAACTCGGTCTATATCGGTGGTTGGGATAATGGGCTCACTCCTGCCTTTACGCTACTTCAAATTACGCCACTATTCCAAGTCCAGTGTATTTTGGAGGTTACGTCGGGTGGTGATGATCCGATGGAAACGTTTGCGCCAAAGGTTCTCAATGCTATCGCTAGAAGAATCCCCGGCGCATGGGACGAGGTTTACCATATTGGTGATCCGTCGATCTGGAACAGGACTGCAACGACGGGTGATAGTCCTGGACTATTAGCCAAGCGGAAATTTGGGATCAACATTCGACGGGCAAGTAACGTTTGGGGCGTCAGACAGTCTGCCGTGACATGGCTTTTGACCGATCAGATTGATCCGAAGACTGAACGATTTATTCTTGATGCCAAACATTGTCCAATTTTGAGAATTGGTTTCCAAGGCGCATATCAATTTGAAATTTCGCCTCGTGGAGATACGATTGGACCGGGGCGTATTCTTATGGAACCATTGAAAAATGGCTACTCACACGTACATGACGGGCTCCAAGCAGCAGCACAAGCGGCTAGAAAGTTCTGCGAGGGCAAATTAGCTCTCGGGATGGGCCTTCATCATGATACAATGCCAAAACGATGGCACTAATTGACCAAAAAGTTCCTCAAGACATCGTAGATAGAGCGATTGCGAAAGCTCGCAACGTATTTACGTGTCCTCATTGTGGCGCACCAAAAGGACAGCAATGTCGAAACGTCGGGTTAGACGATATTCATGATGTTCGGATGCCAAAAGGGATTGGATTTGCCGATTTCCTTGACCTTGAAGCTAATTCTCCCAAGCTAGAGCAGATTGCACCTATGCTATTCGCTAAGAGGCTTGAAACGGTTAGGGTTCCCAAGCAGATTACTCGTGGAGATATTGATTACAAGACTGCATCTGAGTCCGTAAGGGTTTTGGATGGTCGAATTCTTGTTGAAATGCTTCCTTCTGCGAAGCGATCTATTTTGATTCCAGAATCAGTGGAGAGCAAACTAAGACCTCACCTTGGAGTCGTGTTGCAGTCGATGGAATACGCGACCCCGCGATGCGGAACTTACGTTTATCCTCCCAATCCGGGAACGATTGTGATTGTCAGGAGAACGGACGGTACTTGGATTACTGATGCTTACATGGGTGGCTATCAACCTCAAAATGAGGTTCGAGTTTACGGTGTATATGGTGAGTTTCGGGGTCATCCTCAGATTTATGACTGGTGGGATTCTGTTCTTGCATCATATAATGAAGATATGGCTGCATGGGTACCCTATGGGGATAAGATCCTCTTTCGACGTGATGCAAGTTTTGAAACAAGCGAAGGTGGGATTTATCTCCCTAATGGCTCACACCGTAGAACGGCAGAAGCAACTGTTGTTGCTGTCGGGCCGCTGGAAATGGATGTGAAGGTTGGCGATCGTGTTTGCTATGATCCATTCCATATTGAGCAGGTTGGCATTGAAGTCGACGGTGAAGTAGACATTGATCTTTTGATCGGTAGCCAACTTTCGATCAACTATGTGATCCCTGAGAAGGTGGTGGCATGAATACTCGTTACCTTCAATGGTGGGACAATCATCTAGCGTTACAGTTGCTTATTATCGGTGCAGGATTAGCACTCGTTTTGTATTTCGTTGTATCCAAACAAGTCAAAAAGAAGGGTCTTAAATGAACATACCAAGACAATACGCTCCATCGGAGCATGAGAAGGCATTCAGCAAGATTGGCGACCTTTGGGCTGGCAATAAAGCCATTGCCTTTATGGAAGAGAAGCGCAAGGAATTGAACAATACCTTAGCCGCTTGGATCGATCTCGACAACGATAAACAAGAAATTATCGTAATGTGGGACCCAAGCAAAGCAATTCCTGAGACAGAATAGAAGCACATGGCATTAGTTGAACTCTCAGACGACATGAAGGGCAAGATCGGAAGGAAACTTCTGATGTATGTCGACGCAGGGCTCAACGCTATGGGCAGAATGCCTCAATGGTGGCTTGATGTCGAGAGGCAATACCGGAATGAAAATCCCGGCTTGAACCAAGGGCCTGATGGACAGAATAAGGGATACGATGAATTCCATATACCTTTGACTCAACCAAGGCTTGATATGCTTACGGCTCAAGTCACCACCGTTATTGGCAAGCAGAACCCGTACATGACGGATATGACCGATCCAGAGGCTATCAGTGAACCCAAACAGCAATTGGTTCACTCGATCTGGAAGGATGCTGGATTTGAAACCAAGATCCGTGATGCGGCAACAATTGTAGGATGTACTGATGTTGCGTTCTATCGGCTATGCCCGAATTATGCCCAACGTGGCGCGGTAGACCTTGATGTTATTCACCCTGACTCGATGATCGTCTACCCTGCTTTGCCGAAAGGAATTCAAGCAGCGACTTGTGTTGGTCATAGGCTTGAAATGCGTCGATACTTAATTGAGTCGATGCAGGATGGGAAGACCTACTATAAAGGTGATCCTCCTACAACTTCATCTCAAGATGAGCATGATGCTGACCGTGAGCAAATGCATACTGGCGCAAATCTTGGTGATCTTGCTCCTGATGATGCTACGGAACTTTGCGAGATTTGGCCTTTGGTCGTTCGGCTTGACTTAAAGCATATTGAAGATCCTTATACCAAGGAAAGAAACGAACGACTTTACCAAGCGACGTTGGATTATAAATCTGGTCGGCTCCTTCGACTTGAAGAGTATGACTTCGACTATATTTGGTATTTCAGGTCGCAGTACATTGGCTCACCACGCTATTTCTATTCTGGACAGTCAGTAGGTAGGAACCTTTATCCTGTTCAGGATATGTATAACTCCTTGTGGTCTGGATTCTTTGCTGGTGCCATGCAAGCGGCCTCGGGTGGTCCGGTAATTGGAGAAGGATTAACTTCTGGTGAGAAGTATCAGAAGTTTGGAATGACGACGGTTATTGAGTCTGATTCCCCTGTGACTCCGTGGCAAGGTTCAGTTCATTTTGACGGACAACCTTTCCCCCGTATGATTGCTTCTTGTGAAGAGATAGCAGATAAGATTGCTCGTATCTCTCAGAACACTCAGGGAGCGCAAGCACAAGGATCAACGACAGCTACGGAACAGTCGATCATCGCGGCTGGTGTTGCTGTTGGTATCGAACAGTTTATCGCTCGATTCTCTCAAGACTTTCCTGCTATGGCGGCATTGACTTGCCAGATAGCCGCATCGGATTTTGAAGGGTTCTCTCAGAGGTATGGTCAGGATATTGTGATTCCTGATGATCTTGGAGGACCAGATTTAACCAACTTAGTTGGAAGCAACGTGGACGTATCACCTAACATCGTGGAGGCTCCAATTGGACAATAACACTCCTGCTCCGATTGAGCAAGCGTCAAGAACACTGTCCTTGCAAAAGACAGACCTATTGACTCATGTGAATTGGGAACCGACAGGTAAGAGCCCTGGTAATACGCCACAAGCCAAGTTGCAAGCGGCACAAATGTTCTTGCAGATGTTGGCTAATCCGTCGATTGCTCAATATATTAACCTACCTGCCCTGCTTACGATCATCCTAAAGGATGGTCCGTTGCAGAATGCTACCAATGTGTTGAAGTCTCAGCAAGAGGTTCAACAAATGGCGCAACAGCAACAGCAAGCGCAAATGGCTCAAATGCAAGCGCAACAAGGACCACCTAATGACCAATCTCAGCCGACAACAGCACCAGCTATTGATTCAGGGGCAGTTCCCGGACCTCCAGCGTCTCAAGGAGTTCCTGATGGGACCGGAATGGGAAGTATGTCAGGCGTACCTAATGCACCACCTATCAATAGCGGAATCCCGATGCCTGGATCTGGACCCGATTTCCCAGGCGTCATCCATCGCTAGGGAGCAAGGTAAGGCTAAGTTTTTGAGACGATTCGAGACACCGGATAGCACTTTTACGGAAGTAAAAGATTTCTGGGAAAAGGAAATGAAGGAAAAATGGAAGACGAAATTGTAGAAGTCCCTGCTGACTATACCGGGGCAGAAACCCCTGTGAATTCGACCACCGTTGCTACAGAATCCCAAGCGGTTACCCCGCCTCCGATTATTGCGGCACCAGATTTTGAAGCACTTCGGGCGCAAGCTATCGAGGAAGGACGACGACTGGCACGAGAAGAGTTATTGGCTTCTCAGCAAGTTGCTCAAACTCCTGCTCCGGTAGCCACACCTAAGAGTGAATTGCCACCGGAGTTTTTTGAAGATCCAGAAGGGTACATGGATCGTAAAGCGGCTGCCCAAGCCAAACTTGCCGTTGAGCAAGCAATGGCGACGGTGATGCCGTATATCCAGCGTACTCAGTCTGATGATGTTGTTGGTAAGGTAGCAAAGGGCCTAACTCCTGATGCTCAAGACTTTGCTCGTAAGATCGCAAGTCAAATTGCACCGGGCGTTAAGCTGGAAGGTGAAGCATTGGATCTTATACAACGTGCTACTCGTGACTATGATCGTGAGGTCCGCGAGAAGCAAGCAAAGACAGTTGAACCAGCGGTAGCGGAAACGGCTACGGTTCGTATGAATTCTGATATGATGGATACGTTCAAGGCAAATAACGCTTTTCGCGCTAAACACAATTTGCCTCCTATGTCTGCGGCTGAATTCAAGGCCCAAATGGAGAAACAATAATGGCAATCGTTAAGTCTCAAACAGAAGCTCCACGAGGGCGTATTGCTCGTGATCCAGATCGTCACTATATCAAGATTCAAAAGGATGCTCCCTTGATGGGATATGACACTCCTATTCATGACTACTTGGACATCAGTAGTATTGAGAATCCTGATGAACCGATGTACCGAATCGACTCAGAATCGGCTCGTGACACGGGTTCTTCGCAGATGATTTTGTTGTCCTGTTCAAAGACGGACCACAAACTTGCTATCAAGCAACTCGCTGATATTGCCAAGCGCAATGAAGGGGCTGTCAATACAGATAGCGACGAAAAATCAGAAGGATATGAGGAAATTACGCGAAAAAGATCAGCAATTAGTTCCTAATCGCGTATCATAAAGACAATTGGACCCCTTATGGCTGGGGGGTGGGTCGCTGAAAGGAGAAAAATGGCGGCACAAAGAGCTTTAGGTGTAGCGGGTCCGATTCCAGTTAGGATTGAGTGGTATCCCGTATACGCGTCTGCAACATTCGTCCAAGGGGATTTTCTTGTTCTACAAGGAACGACAACTGGTGTTACTATCGCGGCTGCGGCAGGTAATAACTTCACTACCCCTACTTCGCAAACTACAGCAATCGTTGGACGTGCAGAAGCACCTTCTAGCATCCAAACGGCTGATGCAACGTCGGTACAATGTACTTGGGTTCCGGTAACGGTAGCATCCCCCGATGTGTGGTTCCAGATTCCATTGTATTCGGCAACTGCGGCTAATGCTGTTGGCCTACTTGCTGAGATCGGGCGAGACTACGGTGGTCGCCAGGTAACCGCAAACTATCCTGCGGTCAACATTGACACGGTTGTTTCGGCAACAACTAACCCTACGACTGGCATTTTCCGAATTATGTCAATCGACTCTGCCGATAATCCCGGTTGGGCTACGAGTGCAACTGGTACGGCTTATGCCGCTGGTACGACTCAGTTCTGTAACGTTTATGCCTCGGTTACCGCTCCCGCTTGCTTACTGTCGGGCGCAAGGATGGTTGCTTACTAAATGGCTATTCTCGTACCTACACTCGCACTTGCGAGAAAGAACATTCTTGAAGTGTTCGTTGTCGAAGCTGATAAGCTCGAAAAGCAATGGGACTTTGTTGTCGGAAAGGAATTCGACACAACTCAGGCTTTTGAAGTCTTTAAGCAGATCAAGCCATTGAGTCCTGCACAGCAGACGCCAGAAGGCCAGACTGTTGCTTACGATGATCTTGCTCAGATTTACACTCAGGCTTTCTATCCTGTTATGTTCACGAAAGGCTTGAAGTATTCAAAGCTATTTGCTTTCACACTTCAATATCAGGACGTAATGAACAAGCAGGATCAGTTTGCTCGTGCGTTCACTCAGAAGAAGAACATCGTTGCGGCGAATATCAACAACCTTGGCTTCACGTCAACCACCTACGGTATGAACTCAGAGACTTTGTACTCGACGGCTCATAGCCAAGGTGCAGGTAACCCGACGTTCTCTAACCGTCCTGCCGCTGAACTTCCGTTCGGGCCTCTTGCTCTTGAGCAGGGCCTTCAAGAACTTCGCGCACAGATCGATCCGGTTGGACAGCCAATGATGCTCACTGGTAAGGTGTTGCTTACTGTTCCGATTCAGAAGCAGGGTGTTGCTACTCGTGTCGTGAATTCGTTGAAGCTGGCAACCACGAACAACAACGACGTTAATACGTTCATCAAGGATCGTATTGACTTTGAAGTTATCGACTACTACACCAGCTCAAACGCTTGGTTCCTTCGTATGCAGAAGGCTGGTGTCGGTGGACATGGACTGTTCATGTTGAACCAGATGCCATACGACATGGAACAGCTTGCTCGTGACGATGCCCTTATGGACAAGTGGGTCGGTTCCGAGTCTTACACTGTCGGTTGGAAGGATGCTCACGGTTCTTGGGGAACCCTCGGGCAGTAAGGAGAAAAAATGCCCTCAGAAGGTACCCAATTTAAGAATAAGGTCTTCGGCATTCAGCCTCAATACGTCAACGGGCTTCCAACCCTGTATGAAGGCTTGAACGTGCCGGGAACTTTTGCTTCGGCAACGTTCCTTGCGGGGACAGGTAACTCGACAAATCCAGTCAGCGGTATTGGTGATATAGCCTATACCGCAACGACTCCAACCGTGTTGATCCCTGACAGTGCCGTTCCTTCGGGAATGCGCTGTTATATCACTCGATGCGACATTGATATGCAGGGAAATACCCCTTGGGCAAACACAGGCTTCAATGCCTACTGTATGCTCTCGGACACGGCAAGCCATCCGCTTGTTTACGTTCCTCGTGCGGCTCTACAATGGGGCTTGTCGGAGTATGAACTTCCTCAAGCTAATATTGAAGTGCCATTACAGGTCACAGTGTCCTCGTATGCGGCGGCAACTGGTGTTATTACTGTTCCGTCGATCTTTACGGCTGGTGCAGTAGCGGCTGCTAACCCTCCAATGAACAACACTCCGTTTACGGTTGTGGCTGGAACTGGACAGGGACAAAGCGCAATCATCAGTTCGTTTACTGCGACAACGGTAACTCCTGTTGGTGGTGCGGCGGCATTCCCAGTAGCCTTGGACAATACAAGCGTCTTGGCGTTTTGGTATTGGCCTGTTCAGGTCGGTGGTAGCTCAACGGTTATTAGTCTTTCTACTTTGAATACTAGCAACACGTTTGCGGCGAACTCACTCGACAATGGATTCAACCTCCTTGGTATTTCCTACCAGAGTGGTGCGGCTAGTGGAACGGTTCGTCCGATCCTATCTAATCAGGTGTACTCGGCTAACACGAGTGTTCCGACCGTCACAGCGGCTTTCGCCTTCAATACTAACCCTTCGGCTTATGACGTGATACAAATTACGAATAACACTGAAATGGCTGGTATTGTCGACATGGCAGTTGTGGATAAGTGGGCCGCTTCGCAGACAGGTAAGGGAATTCAGTTCACTACTGGTCCGGTTGGAACTTGGACTTCGGGATCTCCGCTCCGCATTTATGTGGAAGGATTCTTCGCGGTATAATCGCCTTACTTTCCAGGAATCAAGAACCTCGGTGGCTTATAACTATCGGGGTTTTTTGGTATTTGGGATAGAATAAGTCAATGCCAACTTACACAAATACTGCTGGATCAGTTAAAAACGTAGCGAGAGCTAGTTCTGTTGGTGTATGGTCAAATGCTGGATCAGTTAAAAACGTAGCGAGAGCTAGTTCTGTTGGTGTATGGTCAAATGCTGGTGCAGTTTGGAATGGAGCAAGCCAAGGTGCATATTATCAATTTACTGACTATCTTTGCTTTTACAATTTTGGATTTTCGATCCCATCTACAGAGAGTATTGTTGGAATTCAGGTTCAATATCCTATTTACAATTCCCCTGATACGAACGAAAAAGCCTGTGATAGTTCAGTCGTTTTAACGGCTGATGCTTTAACTCAAATTGTAGGATCAGTTGACCATGCAACTGCAACACCATATAGTAATATCTCCTTGACAACTCAATATCACGGCACTTCTGCGGATACATGGAGTGCTAGCCTTACTTATGCTCAGGCAAACTCTTCAAACTTTGGATTCATGCTATCTTGCAAGGAAACAACTGGTGGTGTTTCTGGCCCGACAAGTCAAGTCGCAAGTGCGACCCCAACGATTGTAATAACTACTGTGGTAAACCCCACGTTGGTTCCAAATGCGTCTACAATGTATCAGGCAGGAATTATGCCGGTTAATGGTTCAAGGATTTTCTAAATGGCAGCAGGAAACGCAACTCCAAATCCAGTTTACGGTCAAGCTTATCGCTTCCCATTCAAGATCGTATCTCTTGCGACGGGAAACCCGATCACTGGTGGCTTAACTGGCCTTTCGACCTCTGGTAACTGCCAAGTAAGCAAAGATGGAGCAACGTTCGTCGACACAACGAATAATCCAGTGGAGATAGGAACTAGCGGCTATGGATACCTTGATCTTACTGCCGCTGAGATGTCGTATTCATCATTGATCGTCCGAATTGCGGCAACCAACTCCAATGCCGTTGAATTCTCGATCACCATTCCAATTTGCTATCTCCAACCAACGGCAGGTCGGGCCGACCAAGCAACGATTGTCCGAGTAGAACAGCTATTCCTTCAGGAATTCTATTTTTGGTTCAACAAGCAAGTTATCTCGTCTAACGTCCAGACGGTTTATCTCCCAGATGGTACAACGCCTTTAGCTTCGGGCGCCGTCTCAAACGACGGAAACGGTGGATCAGTAAGGAACACAATCCAGTGACGTACTTCCCTGCTTTCTCGAATGCTCCCCAAGGAACTTATCAAGCTCCTGCGGCAATGGCGGCATTATTCACGACGATGATCTTTACCTACGTTCCTGACTCGGTAATCGTGAATACGCTTGATGTTGTTCCGAATTATGATGAGACAGGGGGTATCTGCCAACGAACAGGAAAGTGGTATGGTTCATCCCAATTAGTGAAAGACGGAACTGGACGAATAGTGGGTTCGGATCATGCTCTTGATGGAGGAAATAATTGGCTTTTCTAGTCAGTGATGTAACCGCTCAAGTTCGGCTTCACATGAGCGACTTTCCTTTGGACACCGATCCAGTGGCTTTGTCTATCGTAAATCTAGCATACAGTGACATCGTAGCAAAGGTCCGTCTTTATCCGACTTCGGCATTAACGATTTATCCAATTGCCAACCAACAAGAGTACACGCTACCTTCTTCAATCGTGCGTATCTGGTCAGCGAGATGGTGGACAAGTTCTACGACATCTATTCCAATCATGGAAACGTCAATTGACGAACTCGATTACGAGAATCCAGTATGGCGATCGGTCTCACCAAGCAATCAGCCATATAAATACTACGAAGATGGAGGACAACTTGGATTCTTCCCGGCTCCAAGTACAACGGTAGCTTCAGGCTACCCTTGCGTGATTCTTCAAACTACGCTTTTTACTCCTTACGCTACGATTTCCGATCCCCTTCCAACATATCTATTGAATGTTGATGCTTGGGTATGGGGAGTGTGCGCTCGATGGTCAGCGATGCAACACCATGATTCGGCAGATTACTTTGCGAATCTTGCTCTTAATGCTCGTGCTGAACTTATTGCATCCAGAAACAACTTGCTTGTCAGACAAAAGCCAATGGTGAAGGCTTCCTATAACGGTCCTCGTAATAGGTAATTCAGTGGGATCTAGTTTCCTTGTTACGACCCCAGCCAGGGTGAGACGACGATCCCATTGAAAGAGATTCATGCGATAATAAATTACGATGATTCCAAAGTCGCGTAACCCTCGGATTAAGGCCCCTGCTCAACAATTGATGCCATTCATGTCACCGGGCATGATTAAAGGGTTCAAATCATTTCCTGCGGCTTCATCTTTGACGCCTGACTATGCGGCATTACTTGGGAACACTCGTCTTGGGAACCAAGGGGTGCAAGCTAGAAACGGAAATGCGTCGGTATCGACTAGCCTTTCTGGAATTGTGCGTGGTGTCTATTCCTGCTCATTCAATGGGGCATCTACGATTTTTGCCGCGACTTGGGATGGATCGACCCATATCTCAATTTACAGTTCAACAGACGAAGGTGCAACTTGGACCAACATCTCACCGACCTCTGGGAAATATGGAGACACTAGATTAACGGGTTCGGCTTCCTCTGGTCCTGTCTACTTCTCGGTGGTGACTGATAATGATATTTCTGGCACAAATCGGGATATGCTCATTATTGAAAATGGTACCGATACTCCTAGAATTTACGGTTACAATGAAGTCTCGGCTATCACTGTTACGATGTCTGAGGCAATTCAGCCTCCTGCGGTTCCTAATACATCGAACCTCTATCAGCAAGCAGGATTTGCCAATTTCTTCAATGTAAAGAATTTCGGATCACAGACCATTACAAATGGTGGTGGTGCGACTCCACCAACAATCACAAATGCGGCTGGTGCGGCAATTGATTTAGCTATCGTTGCTGGCACAACTCTGAACAGTTGGGCGCAAGTTGTCTTTTCGTCGTCGGTAGATTTCAGCAAGTCAACCCAGCTAACGATGATTGTCGACCAAGCATTGACGCTAACTGCGTCCTCTTATGCTTCGACTACGGGTGTGATTACATTCCCAGCAAACTCATTCAATACTGGTGGTCTTGTTGGTACAACGGCCTATGTGTCGGCAGGAACAGGGGCGCGACAATCATTCACTGTTCAAGCCAATACTGCGACGACGGTAACTCCGACCAATATACCGACTGTAGCGTTGGATAACACGAGTGTAATCAAGTTTGCCGTGATGCCCGATCCTCAATTGCTTTACCAGAAACTAAAAATTGAGATTGGAGACGGTACGAACCGACAGACTTGCTTTGACCCATCCAACAACATCGGTAGCATTTTGGTTACGTCGTATCCATCGACGGTAAGTTCCACGGCACTTCAAATTGCGGTCCCGATGCCAACGGCTTCGCCTTTGACTCTTTCGGCTATCACAACGATTCGCATTAGCTATGTTTCAAGTGCCGTCGTCAAGACTGATGCCCAATTCTATGTCATGGCTGCCGGGGGCATTACTCAGGGTGGCGCATCTTTTGGTGCCGCATATCATTCCTCGGGTTCTCACCAGACAGGACCGGGAACAGTTATCACCAACAAAAATCAAGTTCCTCTAAGCCAACTATCGGCAGGAACAGGCTACGGAAACCTGTATCTTATTGAAGATCAGCGATTCTTCTACGACTATCTTGTGAGTGCTGATATTCCATCTTCGACTTACACAACGCAAGGAATAGACATCTTGATCGTCTACCGTGAAGATGTTGGACAAGGATACTTCTACTTTGCGACCTATGGAATCTTTGCTACCTACTCGGCATCAAACTGGATTCTGTGGAATGCCGGCACAACAACAGTAACCGTTGGCTTGCTAGGAAATGCAGGTCCGGTAGGTGGAGGAAACTGCGGAAATCTAGTCAACTTCGGAAAACCACTCCCGAATGCTGGGAATGTATGCCTCCCTGTCGGTACAGCTTCTTTATGGATTGACGGACGTTGTTTTGTCTGTTCTGGATCAACACTGTGGATCTCGGAATACTCTCAGCCATTCCTATTCACCAAGGCCCAACGGTTCTTATCACCGGGCAATCCTGACCCTCTTTCTGGAACCACGATCCTCAAGTCAGGGGAGACGATTCAGCAAATAGTTGCCATTGGTGCAAGCCCAACATCTTCGACTTCGCTTGGTGGACCTCTGGACGGAACCGGAACGGTTTACTTCTGGACAGACAAGAACTTCTACAAGGTCTTGGGGTTCTCTGCTCAAGGGTTGGATCAAACTTCACTGGTTGGAACTCATGGCACATTGAGCCCAAACTCAGTCGCAAGGAATCGAACTGGAATCTATTGGCTTGATAACTTCGGGCAGGTCTGCTATTACACCGCTGGAATGTCCATGATTTACGGAGTCTCGATCCCCGATCAGCAAATCAATGTCATCTCGCTCTATAAGGTCGACAATGACATTCCGTACATCCCAAGCAATACTGGGTCTTCACCTTACAATCGGAAACAGTTTGTCGCAGGAGCTTGCAACAATAACCGCTATTACATGGCATACACCAAGTCAAGCGGGACAGCGAACGTCCAGGCCCTTGTGTTCTGCGAACAGTTGGGCACCTTTGATAGCTTGGATGACTTTGCTTATAGCGGGTCGACTTACAGTGCTGAATTTATCCTGCCTTACTACTCAGCATCGGCGGGACGCGTCAAGACTCTCTATTTCTCACCAGCAACGACAACTACAAACGTCTTGGAACATGAAGTACCGGGCAACACGAACACCGTGAACTACAAGTTCACGACTCGTCAAATCTTTGACAACTTTGCGAATGCGATGGAGATTGATACAGTCACCGTAGGTATCTCAAATGACAATGCTAGTGGCTTTGCGCTCACCGTGGATCGCTACTATATCACTCAGCTTGGTCAAACGACTCGAACGAGTACGCTTAACTTTTTGTCGCAAGGTGGCACCCCATCATATCAAGTTCTGACCGATGGACCTATAGGTGACACTGGAACAACGGCTCAACTTTCGATTTATGGAGCAGTACCGGGAGGCACAACTTTCCTTTCGCTTAATGCCGTCGTCCAAAGAACTAAGACAACCAACTATGTGAGAAGCACTTAGTTCTATCTCCCGTTGTATAATGAGGTTGGCTGGGCATGGGGTAACTATGCTTTCTCAATCTTACGGAACTGCATCCAACGAATTTGGAACATCTCAAAAGAACCCATATGCGGTAACTCCGACTAAGCAACCTGCGACTGACAATAGTGCAGGTTCGATCATCAATGGTATGTCACAGCCATCTGCGACTACCAACCCATATGCTGTTTCAAAGGCGCAAGCAACAAGCACTGGCGCGACTCCGCCGACCGCGAATACAGTTGCATCAAAGACTGCGGCTTCGACCACGACTACGCCTCAGCTTGCGATCAACCAAAATGCTCAAGGGTATTACAATAATCCAATCAACTACCAGAGTTATAGCGGCAACCCTCTGTTCTCGATCATTGCGTCTCTGGGCCGATACATGGCACCTTTGGCGGGTCAGCAAGCACAATTCGCTGGGCAAATGGAATCTGGACGAGAAGGAGCATTGCAGAATTTCATCAATCAGTTTTCTCCACAATCTCAGCAAGCACAAGTAGCGACCTACGGTAGCCAAGCGAACGAAAATGCTGGGAAAGCGGCTCAATATGCGGCTGCTCAAGGAGCATCACAAGGTATCAGCCCTGCTTATACCGCTGGCAACACGGCATCTGAGTTTAATAATGCCGCGAACGCTACGAATCAGTATCAAGCACAAGTCAATTCTCCACAATATCAGCAACAAGTTCTTCAATCGGTACTTGGTGCCTATGGACAGGCGCAACAAAATCCAACGTTGCAAGCGATTCTCGGTATGCAACCGGGTATTCAGAATCAGGAGCAGATCAATGCTCAGTCTGCATCTCAAGGCGGGATGCTTGGTGGACTCGGCGGCATTCTTGGTGCGCTAGGTGGTGGGGGTGGACTCAGTTCGATCCTCAATATGTTTGGTGGTGGTAGCGGTAGTTCTGCTAATACTTCACCAGCGGCAAATCCGTCGACACAAGGCTTCCAAGGACCTTTAAGCCCTGCACAACAAAATTACCAAGATTGGTACAACTATGGAGTGTGGTAACCAATGGCAATTAACGGTCTGCTATCAGCATTGTCGGCGGCAACGAACGCAGTAGGCAACTCGGCAACGGTTCCTTCTCCGAGTATGACTACGGATGCTTCTCAGGTCACAGCACAACCAATCAGCCCGACTCCGCAAGGTCAGTCGGTTGTCAATAAGGCAACAAAAGCGGCTAATCCTCCGGTGCCCAAGCAATCAGCGGCAACTCCGTCGACACAAGGTTTTCAAGGTCCGGTTCAGCCACAACCTTCCGTAAGTTCTCCAATGCCTAGCACGTTGGGTACTGGGCCAGGGCCGATCCATGCTCTAACAGCACTGGCAACGTTGCTCAATCATCCTGAGTTTA